AGACCCAGACGCAGTGACTACCTAGAAAGGTAGTGGTGCGAACTCGTCGTTAGTGCAACCAGTTTGCTCATAGCATAGCTTGCCAGTAGCAACTGTGTTACCTCTTAGGTAACTAAGAGCTCTGACTGCGTTCTTGCTAAGATCTTGTACCCAGAATCCGAAGGACATGTTAGGGTTGATCATAAGATTTACAATCTTAGCTCTGCTAACGTTGGAGTACTTGTACTCATAGCCATTGGTGAACCTAAGGTTAACAACCTTAGTGAATGGGTTAACGTTGATAGCTTCAACAGCAGTTGAAGTACGGTCAGCAGGGATTGAAGTGAACATAATTTGAAATTGTAAGTGAACAGTGATGGAGAGTTGTAGTTAAGTTATATTATCTCTCTCACCCTAAAGGGAGAGATATATAACATAACGTAAACAACTCTAGCCATGTATCCAGTATAAACCCTTGTTTGTCAATAGGTCAAGCTTTGTCAGCAAATGCTAACAGTATATAACTACTACGTAGTATATTACTGTTGTCTCACTGGTCTCAGCTTGGCAACAGATCGCGTCTCGTGCATGTCGCGAATGTATAGCTTCCGCTCGGCTGCGCCTCGCTCCACGACCAGCAGTGCTGTCTCTTGGACAGTACTACATGCCATGAGAACCCTTGCTATCACTGGGTTGGAGCGAGCGAAGCGAGCGGTTGGACTCGCATTGGACTCGTACGCGATCAATTAACGCAGGCGTCCGCGCTCGTTAGAAAGAGCGACCCACCATGGGGGAAACTGCCGCCGTCGTGTATATATAATACACCTCAGACATTTTTGTCATTTTCTGGGAAGTACCCTATGGTAAACCCATCTTCGCACTCTTCGACAACTGCTTTATACACAGTCTCATCATGCTCAGCCATATACTCATCTATAGCCATATCGACAGTCTGTTCTGCTTTTAGATTAACCCATCGTTGCTCTAACCCTACCAACATACCTAGTATTAACCAGTTAATAGGTGGGAAAGGAGTCTTTAGACTCTTATATAGCTCTTTAAAGTGATTGATATGTAATTTATCTTTCATATAGTTAAAGTAGTTAGTGGTAGTAATTAGAGGTGATATGTTTCATTCATATCCAGCTAATAGTATTTTAGAGGGAGAGTCCACCCTTCTCTCCCCTATTAGGATGCACTCGACTAAAACCAAGTTATAGTCTTGTTTGTATTTTTACCTCTTGCCTCTCTACGTTGGTCTACAGACATACCCATTACTAAATGGTTAGTAGCGGACTGAGGATCGTCTACAAAGGATTCTAGCATATCTTCCCACTCTTCTCTTTTCTTTAGCTTGATCTGTTCCCTAGCTGAGATACCGAAAGCATCTAGGAAGTATTTCACTCCTTGCGCTAGACAATCGAGTCTATCGTCGTGTTTAACAGCGTATTTCTGTCTACACATCCGACTCATTTGGTAGAACAGCATGTATAAAAGCCGTTCTTCTGGTGCTGCGGATTGGTTGGAGTTATAGTCCCATTCAACGAGAGACCTATCAACAACAAGACGGTGTTGATTAAGAATAGGCTCGAGAGTATCAATAATCCTGTCTTCTTTTCTAACATTAGCTCTAACTTCCTCTACGAGTATTCGTTGTTTAGTTTGTTGTATATGTTTTTTAAACAGTTCCGCTACAATACCATCACCGAAGTTAGATTCGATAACCATTGTATTAACGTTGTATTTTTTACAACCTCTTAGTATGTCCAACAAGGTGTTGTCGGAATACCCATCCCTGTAGGCACGCATTTCGTGTACATATAGAAAGCCATTCTTTTGCGAGATGTAGGCGGCTGCTGTTTCATCGGCTCCTCTTCCTGAGGGGTCAACTGAGCAGATGGTTTCTTGGTAGTCAGTCCACTCTCCTTGTATTTGCATAGGTGAGTAGAAGTAATCTCCCGGCAGACCGACTGTTGGAAGGTCTTTAAGGACGTTTCTGGGATCTGAGCACCATATGATGTTGTCGGGTGCTTTAGTAGGATTAACACTTGTAATAATAAGATCAGACATTTTGAGGGGAAACTTTTCAGCGTCAGATAGGGAAGTGTCGAGCATGAACTGTAACGCGAAGTTACTTCGTCCCATTGACGCTTCTCTTTCCACCAAGTCATCGTCATCAAAACGATCAGGGTCAGTGCAAGTAAGCGGTAAAGCTCCATTATCTATGTCCTCTTGTAATTGTGGTGCTAGTAGTCCTTCGTATTGTGTATTGTCTTTTGGGTATCTTGCGGTCCAAACAAACGGTCTGTAATTCCTGCTTGCCAGCTTACGATAAATAGTAAAAGTAGTCTGAGGAGTCCCGAGATACATAATACGGCTATCGTTTTCCGGCGTAAGGATTGATTCGGCTTCCGTACAAAGTTGAAGAAGCTTTTCACGCATCAGCTCCGTCATGCTGTTCCCGGGAACCTCTATGTCGTCCAGAATCATTAGATCTGCTCGACTTCCCGTTAACTGACCAGTAATACCAACACTTTTGACTGATGGTGCCTGATGAGGAGCGCATAGTACGTCGAAGGAAATTCTTGACCATCTCGCGTCGTCGCTCTTTGGTTGTAGATGTTTTAGCCATGGTGTCTCTATTATTAGTTTTTGTAAAAATATAGACATGTTATCAGCTCTTTCCTTAGAAGCTGATATAATCATTATCTTTTTTTCTGCGTCATTGAACAGAGTCCACAACACAAACGCTCCAGTAATCCAACTTTTTCCGACTCCTCGGAAGGCTTGGATCTGTAGTCGTTTTGGTCCGTGCTGTAAGTAGTCTGCAATGGCGTATTGTGCCCTCGTAGGTGAAGGCAAGTCAAGCTGCTCCCATAATGCTTGCAGAAACAGCTTGAAATCGCCCTGTAAGGACGTTAAAACGTCTGTCATATAGAAATGTATATAAAATTATCCTTCGAGCTGTGAGAGCTTTATACGGACGTAATCGTCCCAGTTATCTATACCTTTACCAGCTCCAGATCCAGTAGTACTAAATTCTTTTTCTGCATAATTACCGGGATCTATTTCAAATCTGTCGCCTTTACGTATTTTTAAACTTTTACCTCGTTGTGGTCCAAAATTTTCTGCTACGTCTAGACCACCATTTTTCATAGAAATAAAATGACCTTTTGTTTGACCACCTAATTTAGCCATTTTGTTTTTATGGTCACTCTGCATTATTTTAAGTAACTTGTCAAAAAGATGTTCTTTACCTACTTTTAACAGTGCTCCATAAATATCATCACGCATGTCTTCGTTAGTCCAAGGATTTTCTTTGCTAGTTCTTCGTTTTATAGTAGCAGCTCTAGCAACTTTGTCATCTCCTTTTAATTTAAGACCTTCAAAAGCACTTTGACTAGGTTTAGGTCTCCATAATCTTCCGTCTGGTCCTTTGTAATTATCGTACCCTTCTAGACTACCATTTTTTCTTGCATAAGTGTAAGCATTACGCATCCACAAATTTATTTCATCTTTTTTGTTAGGGTATGCTTTTAACATTTTATTAGGTGCACTAGCAATAATTGATCTAGGACCTAATGTTTTTGTAGCTCTCTGTGCTCTAACAGCACTACCGGGTTTACGTGCTCCATAGTCAGCTTTAGCTGCCCTAATAGCCATAACTTTAGGGTCAGCGTCCACTGCTGCTTTTAAAGCTAGATCGCCACCGGTTAATTCTTTAGCTACAGGAGCAATAGCTTCTACCACTCCTTTAACGCCTTTAGTTATAAGTTGTTTAGCGACCATAGTTTTAAATTACTTCTTTTTTTTCTTAGCCATGTAAGCTTTCTTAATCTTAAGCTTCATAGCTGCCTTGTTAGCTGCTGCGGCTTTAGCTGTACCACCATGTTCTTTGATGTTCTTCTTAGCTAATAGCTGAGCTTTTGTGTATTCTTTCTTTCCTGAATTTATTTTCTTTTTATCTTTATTAGGTACGTTTAAGTTCTTAATCTTGTTTTTCTTTTCTTTGTCAGATAAATGACTTAACTGGTTAATACGTTTTTTTTCAGCGTTGGTTCCATGTTTTCTATGGAAAGGATTTTTAGTAACTCTATTTGCAAGCTTTTCTTCTCTTTCCTTTTTCTTTTTTTCTCTTAGTGCGTTCTGTGATTTTTGTATCTTGCGACGCATTTCGTCTTTTGCTGCCATGGTTTTTAAGTTCCTTTAATAATGTGTTGTTTAATAATTAGTTCTCTAAGTGGCTGTAGTCCAAATGCTTTTCGCATCCATCCAAGCCAATCGCTACTACCTTTGTCCTGATTACATTGTCTGCACGCACAGACAACATTTCTTGTAAGATCCTGACCACCTTTGCTACGAGGTTTAACATGATCGAGTGTAAGTTCATTAAAATCATAAGTTTTTCCGCAATAAACACATGTACATTTGAAGTGCTCTTTTACTGCTCTTCTCCAGAGCCGTTTAGAATCTGAACTTGTCATGGTTATTAAGTTGTGTAAGTAATGTTTTGGACTAGGTAGTAGAGGGGTCATTTACGTATTTTGAGTCTGCTTTTTCTGTTTTCGGATGGACTCTGAAGTCTTCCCTTGGTAGTACTCCCCTTATAGTGAGCAGCGTCTTTCCCGTCACCATTTCCGTAGGTACCAAGTTTTCGATTAAGTTTATTTGCATTAACACGTAGGGCTAAACCCTTTTTGGTTTTGTTGTATTTTTTTTGTTGCTTAAGTCTAACAGACTTAGCTTTTGGGTTGGAATTATAGTATTCAGAGGTTTTTGCCATAGAGCTTAGCCTGTACTAATTCTGGATCAATGGTTGGCATAACCTTTGCTAGTTTTTCTAAAGGATTACCGTTATAAGCAACTCCGCTAATATCATTAGTTTTCAACCAATCACAAGCTGCTTTTAAGTCCTGTGTAGTTGCTTCGCCTGCTTTTATACGGGTAAGAAACTCTTTAGTAACTAGATTATGCAACTCATTAAATTGATCTTCAGTTGCTTTCTTTTTCATGTTGTTTATAAAAAGTATTAAAGGATATAACCACACGTTCACCACATTCAGGAGCTGTTTCATGCTCAAGCCAGCTAGGAAATAAAACTAATTGACCACTAATAGGTGTAAGTTCAAAGAACGGACAACCATATTTAGTAGGTTTTTTAAAAATATCAAGCATTTTATAGGGATGTACAGGACTTTTAAATCTTAGAGGTACGCTCTTATCATCAATTTTAAGATAAAAAGCACCACTGATTACACTGCCCTCATGTCTATGAAGCTGAGTACTTGTACCAGTTGCCATATTATTAAACCAACTATTAGCAATCTCTACATCTTGTAATCCAACTCTTTGTCTATACTCTTGAAGACAGTTATCTAACTCCTTCTTTAAAAAACTTAGTTGGTCATCATACAAAATAGATAAATATAAACCATAGCTAGAATCAGAAGCCCCAATTAGACCATGGGGTTTAACATCAACTTGTTTTATAATTTTAAATATTTTATCTAAATCCAAAAAAGATAGATCATATTTAGTGACTGGTGTGGGGAATAAATCTAAGTGTTCGGGTGGTTGTTTATCCATTGTTATAGACCTAGACCTTTTTTAACCATGGCTAGGGCTTTGTCGTCCAATTCGTTATCACTCTGCTCTACTAGCTTTTCTAATAATTCAATGACAAAAGTCTTGAATTTAGGTGACTTGAGTGCACTGAGCACGAATGGTTTAAGGATTGCTAACATTTTCTTGTTTAGTTAATTGGATAGGTATGACGTCTTGGCACAGCTTTGCGCCATTTGTCAGGGGTCGGAAGGTGAAACCTTTCCTGTGTAATTCGGCGCATTTCAGCGCACGAGTCATTTCTTGTGAGAGTTTCATATTTCGTTCATGCAACGCACCTATGCGCTGGCATTGTTCAGTCAACTCTCTATTTAAAGGAACTGAGAAATTAATTTGAAATCCCCAGTTCTCATTTATTACATAACC